TCCGGTGATGCTGTCTGAAGATCCCCAGCAACCAATGGAGGCGGCGACCAAGGAGTACGTCGACACCAAAGGCGGCGTTCTGAGCTGGAACGGCCGCGCGGGCGCGGTCACCATGACCTCGACCGACGTTATGACGGCGCAGGGCTATTCGTCTTACGACGCCGCGAATCCGGCGGGCTACCAGACCGCGACGCAAGTTTCGGACGCGATCAACTTCGCCGTGCCTCAGCCGTCGAACACCAATCCGGCGATGGACGGGACCGCCGCGCCTGGGCAGATAAACCAGTGGGCGCGCGGCGATCACGTTCATCCGACCGACACCACGCGCTATGCGGCGAGCAATCCGTCGAATTTTCAGACGGCGACCCAGGTCACCGCTTCGCTCGGCGGCTATTTGCCGCTCGCGGGCGGGACGCTCACTGGCAATGTTATCCTCCCCGCATTGGTGGCGACGACGGGTCTTGCGAGCACATCCGGCGGCGCAGCGCCTATTCTCATCACCGATCCGCCCGCGGCCGACAATTCGGCCGCGCTGCCGTCGACCCGCTGGGTTCGAAATTTGATTGGCGCTGGCGGGATTCCCGACGCGCCTAACGACGGCACAATGTACGCGCGGATAAGCGCGGCATGGGCGAGAGTGTCGTCTTTGTTTTTGGCGTTGAGTGGCGGAACTCTCACGGGGCCAGTTATCGCCGCCGCCGATCCCGTCGATCCACTCGGCCTCGCTACTAAGCAATATGTGGATGGACAGAACGTCCGCTACCGCAACCGCCTGATCAACGGCGACATGAGCGTCGATCAGCGCAACAACGGCGCTAGCGTGAGTGTCGTCGGGTCTTCGTACCTCGTTGATCGGTGGGCGATCTACACCAACATCTCGACCGCCAAGGGCGCGGCTGGCGGCACGCCTGAAACTCCTGCCCCCGGCTTTCCTTATTCGGCGTCTTTGTTCTGGAACACCAATGTCGCCGCCTATGCGCCGACAGCCGCCGATTATTATTTCTTCTGCCAATTCATCGAAGGGGTGAATTTTGCTGATGCGATGTTCGGCACGGCGAACGCCCAGCCTTTGGTGCTGGAGTTCTGGGTGAGAGCGTCGCAAACCGGCGTGTTCGCCGGTGCTATGCGCAATAATGGCAACACCCGCTCATACGTGTTCACCTTCAACATCACGGCGGTGAACACTTTCCAGAAGTTCCGCATCAACATCCCCGGCGACACGGCGGGAACTTGGTCCGTCGCCTCAACCGCCATCGCCGCATCGGTGTCGTTTAGTTTAGGCGTGGGAACAAATTTTCAGACCTCGACGCCCAACACTTGGCTGGCGGCTAGCAGTCTCTCCACGCCGGGAGCGATCAACACGGTCGCGACGCTTAACGCCACCATGCGCTTTACCGGCGTGGCGTTGATGGTCGGCGCAGGAGCGGCGAACGCCGAGCCTGCGTTCAAGAGCTACGCCGACAACCTGATCGACTGCCAGCGGTACTATAACGTGGCGCGGCCACTAACCATCATCAACGCCTCAGTAGGGACCAGCTACACGACCGGCGTTTCTATTCCGACGATGCGCATTGCTCCGCTGGTTTCGGTGCTCACTAACCTCTCGGGCGGTCTGACGGCTGCGCCATCGCCGGTAACGGGCGGCACAAACTACAGCGTGTACTTAAGCGGCTCGCCAGCGGCGAGCGGCCCAATCACTATCGGCGCTGTCGTCGCGGCAAACGCGGAACTCTAATCATGGCTGAAACGCTCACCGTCAACTATGGTTGGACGAAGCCCGACCCAGGCGCGAGCGCCAACACTTGGGGCACGACGCTCAACGCCGCTACCGACGCGATCGACGCCCAGGTCTTCCTCAACGCCCAGGCTGGACTCCCGGTCGGTTCCGGCACGATGTGGTTCGCTGCAGCGCCGCCGGCCAACTGGCTTATTTGCAACGGGCAGTCGCTCTCGACTTCGGGAACTTATGCGGCGCTGTTCGCGGTCCTCGGCACGGCTTTCAATCAAACCGGCGATGCGGTCGGCACTTTCAGGGTGCCTAACATGGCCGCCAGGATGCCGATCGGAGTTGGCTCGGCGACCATCAACGACGTTCAGACGCTATCGTTGAGCGGCGGGCCGACCGGAGGTTCCTTCACCCTTGCTTACGCCGGCCAGACCACCGCTGCGATTGCCTGGAACGCCCTGGCGGCGAACGTGCAAGCAGCGTTGGTTGCGTTGAGCAGCATCGGTTCCGGCAATGTCGCTTGCACTGGCGGGCCGTTGCCTGGCGCGGTCACGATCACCTTCCAGGGCACGCTCGGCAATTCTTCGCGACCGACGATTGTCGTCGCCGCCAACAACTTGACCGGCGGGGCAGCGCCGCAACCGAATATTGTTCATACTACAATTGGGTCTGGGGCCGCATATGCTCTCGCCGCGACCGGAGGCGCCGCCGCGATCGCGCTCGACGCGACGATGATCCCGACGCATTCGCACACGATCACCGATCCGACCCACACCCACACCGCCACTGAAACGGCGCACACTCACGGCGTCACCGATCCGACCCACTCCCACACCGCGTCGCAGACCCAGCACAGTCACACCGTTCCCGGTTCTTTCGGGTTTGGCTTTGGCGCCAACCAGCCGCCCAATCCGCTCGTCAACACGGGCACGACCGCGACTACGACTGCTCAACCCGCCATCAGCGTCGATCCGAATTCGACCGGAATCGCCATTCAGGCGTTCGCCGCCGCCGTCACCGTCGCCGCGCACGCGACGGGGATCACCGGCACCAACAATGTTGGCGGCGGCCTGGCGCACCAAAACATGCCGCCGTGGCTGGCGATCAACTTCATCATCAAGTTCGCATGAGCACGCCTTTTCGCCCTGTCGAAATTCCCCCCGGCGTGGTCGCCACTGCGACCAAGAAAATGCGCTCGTCCAACTGGGCTGAAGTGAACTTTGTCCGCTGGCGCGAGGGGCAGCTCACCCCGATGGGCGGCCAGGCGCAGTTCACCAACGTCGTCGGCGGAATTGAGCGGTACAAGTTCGCCAGCCGCTGCAAGCTCATCCACGGCTGGTACGGACTCGATGGGCAATACCACATCGCTTATTTGTGCGAGAACAACCTCTACGTCGACACCGGCGGGACGCTGGCCGACATTAGTCCGACGCCGGCGCTCACGCCGCCGAGCGGCCTGGTCGGCGGTTTTGGCGACGGGCTGTACAACACCGACACTTACGGCACGCCGCGGGCGATCCCCGGCTCGGTCGCCATCACCAAGGTGCCAGACGCTTACAGCCTCGATAATTTCGGCTCGATCCTCTATGCGATGACTTCGGCGGATTCCCGCCTCTTGATGTGGGACCCTAGCCAGGGCGCGGCCGGCCATGCCGCCAGCCTCGCCACCACGGCGGCGTTCACCGCGACTTCGCCCAACATCGCCATGGTCGCCAATCCCGGCACGGTGACGCCGGGAATGAGCGTCTACGACACCACCGCCAATCATCCGGTCGGCACGGTGCTGACCTACACCGGCACGGCTCTGGTGCTGACCGCCAACGCTCTCAATGCCGGGGCGTCGGGAGACGTATTGAGCTTCGGCAACGTGGCGATCATCCAGCCGGCGAATTCCGGTCGCGGTCCGGTGCCGCGCGGGCGCTGTTTCGTAGTGACCCAGGAAAGATTTCTGATGATTTTCGGCTCGACCCAGGACGGGACTGTGGGCGGCGGGTCCGCGCGCCGGTTCGCCTGGTGCGATCAAGAAAACCCCGGCGCCTGGGACTATAGCAACGTCGTCTCGCAAGCCGGTTTTCTCGACATCGAGCCGGCCTCGCCGATCATCTGCGCCGAAGCCTCGCGCACGGGCGTCCTGTTCTGGACCGGGAAGAAAGTCTACGCCAGCCGCTTTCTCGGAAGCCCGTACATCTACAATTACGTCGAGCTCGCGGACGGGACCACGCCGTGGTCGCCTCAGTCGGTCGCCACCACTTCGGCGTTGACGCTGTGGATGACCGAGCAGGGCGTCTACAGCTACGACGGCACCTCGGTCTTGCCGGTGCAGTGCATGATTCGCCCCTGGATCGATGATGACTTCGACCCGGTTACGGTGCGCGAGTTGGCGTTCGCCATGCACCTGGGCGAGTTCAACGAATGGTGGTGGGGCTTCCCAACCCTCAATAGCCCATTCAACACGCGGTTTGCGGTTTATAACTACAAGGAGGGCTGGTGGGCCCAGGTGAGGATGTCGCGCTCAGCCGGGATCACCTCAAGCTACACCTCGCATCCGATCATGGCCGACGACACGGTCGCCTTCCAACATGAGGTTGGCAACGTCTACGCCAACCTGAACATGCCGGTGGTGTTGCCGTTCGCTGAATCTTTCGACCTCAACCTGACTTCCGGCTCCAGGCTGGTCACCGTCAAGCAGATGGTGCCCGACGTCGAGGCGGTCGACGCCACGGATCCGATCGCGATCGCCAATGTCATCTCTAACCTCCGCTATTCGCTGTTCTACAGGAACAGTCGCTCTTTAGGGCCGCCTGAACTGCAGACGCCGCTGATCGCGCCGCGCGGCGACGGTTACGTCGATTTTCGCACTACCGGCCGCGACATCCGGCTGCGCATCGACGTGGCGAGTTCAGTGGTCAATTCGTTCACCCTCGGCCAGCACCTGGTTGACGCCATTCAGAGAGGAGATCGCTGATGCCGTCTCCGCAAGCCGAGCAGCCGCCTCCTTCTCTTCCTTCCATTCCTGGGATGAACGATCAGTTGGCTCAGTATCTGCGCACCTTTTCGCTATGGGTGCGCAGCGGCTTCCGGAACAGGCAGGACATCAACGTGGCGACGGCGGGGATCCTGTTCTTGACGCCGAACGGCTCGGTTTTTAACGTCACGGTCAGCGACGCCGGCGTGGTGACGGCGACCGCGGTGCCGCTCGGGATTGGGCGCCCATGACCGCTCACATCCCTCATCCTTACGAGAGGCGGCTCGGCCGAGCTCTCGACCGGATGGGCGGCTTGTGGCTGGTCAGCGACATTCTGCACGCGGTGCACGCGGGCAAGATGCAGATGTTCAGCGAAGGCGACAGCATCGCCGTCACCCAGATCGCGCTCTACCCGCGCGCCAAGGTGCTTGAGATCATTCTGGTGACCGGCGAGCTCGGCGCGCTCCGGATCTTGCACGATCGACTGCTGGTCTTCGCCGCGGAGATTGGCGCGAACGTCATTCAGGCTTACGGTCGCAAGGGGTGGATGGCGGACGCTCAGAAACGCGGTTGGCGGGTGAAGGCTCGGTCCTTCGTCTATCAGCGAGAGATGTGAGATGAGCGGCAGCACTCAGACCACCGACACCCAATCTCAATCGGTCAGTCAAGTCCCGCAATGGGTGCAAAACGCTGGTCAGCAGAACTACGCTTACGCCCAGGACGTAGCTTCAAGACCATTACAGCAATATCAAGGTCAAATGGTTGCGGATGTCAGTCCGCAAACTCAACAAGCATGGAACACCGCCGCGAATAGCGGCAACGTCGGCATGGATCAGTATAACGCCGCGACCGCCGGCTATCTCGGCGCGCTCGGCCAGACGCCGGCGTCGGTGACCGCTGGCCAGTTGTCGAACACTAATCTTCAGCCTTACATGAATCCTTACACGCAATCGGTAATCAATACGACGTTGCCGATCATGCAGCAAAACCTGGGGCTGCAGCAAAACCAGCAAGCCAACGCAGCGAACTCGGCCAATGCTTTCGGCGGTTCTCGGCAAGGAGTCCAAGCTGGCGTTACCCAGGCTCAAGGCGCGATGGGCATGGGTCAGATGGCGGCGCAATTGAACCAGGCCAATTTCGGCCAGGCTCAGACCGCGGCCCAGCAGGACATCGCCGGCCGGCTGCAAGCAGCCACCTCCAACCAGCAAGCTCAGCAAGCCAAGACGAACTCGGACATTCTCGCTTCGCAGGGGCTGAACAACACGGGCGATTCGCTGCTCAAGCAAAACGCGGCGAACTACGCCATGCAAACTAGCGCTGGCGGGAGCCAGCAGCAACAAGCGCAGAACCAGATCAACGCGCAAATGAGCAAGTTTGCGCAAGCCAACGCTTATCCACAGCAGCAACTGGCGACTCTGCTCTCGGCGCTCGGCATGTCGCAGGGCACGCAGCCGTCGATGACCTCGGGCGATTCTCAGAGTCAGACCACCACGCCGACCAACTGGGGCGCGCTGGCGCTCGGCGGCCTCAACACGCTCGGCGGTCTGTTCAGCCCGACCGGGGCGCTCGGGGCGATGAACCCGATGGGCTCTGACCGCGAAATGAAGACCGACATCACGCCGGTCGGCAAGGATCCCGCGACCGGGATTCCGCTGCACGCCTATCGCTACAAAGGCGATCCGAAGTCGTACCCGAAGGTGGTCGGGCCGATGGCGCAGGACGTCCAGAAGGTGGTCCCCGGCGCGGTCAAGCGGCTCGGCGGCAAGCTCACCGTTCATCCTGCGGTGATGGGCGCGCTGACCGGGCAGGACACGGTCCCGGCTATGCTCTCTCCCGGCGAGGCGGTGCTCACTCCGGAAGGCGCGGACCACATCGGCCGCGACAAGATCGCCGCCGCCAACAAGAAGGGCGTGCGCCATTACGCCGCCGGCACCGCCTTCGTGGGTCCGGACCTCTCGCTCGGCACCAACCCGATCATTCCCTTCAAGCCGCGGCGCGGGGCGCCAGGAGCTCCGGACTTCACCCTCGGGCGAAGCTCCTTCATGCCTGGCGTCCGCGGCGTCGGCGCGGCGCTCACCAATCCGCGCGCCGGGGCGAAGGGCTTCCCAGGCGCGCTCTCCAACACCAAGCTTAGGGCGCCGAAGGTCATGGGAGCGCTTGCCTGATGCCCGCGCCTCATCAATCGACGCCCGCGGCCGGCGGTCAAACCGATCCGGTCGATCTGCGCTCGTCGGTCTACCAAACGCTGCTCGGCAAGGGGCTTAATCAGCAGCAAGCGCTCGGCGTTCTCTATTCGATGATGGGCGAGTCGGGTACCGGTTTGGATCCGAAGGCGAGCAACCCTAACGATCCAGGCGGGGCGATAGGATTCGCGCAATGGGTTGGCGCGCGCCGCACAGGGCTGCAATCGCTCGCCAAGTCGATGGGCACCTCGGAAACGGATCCGAGCGCTCAACTCGCGTTTTTCAATCAGGAGATCTCGGGGCCTTATGCGGCCGAAATCGCCAATGTGAAAAACAACGCCAAGACAACGGCCGACGCGACTCGGTTGTGGACGGGCGGCGGCAATGACAAGTTTGGCTACGAGCGGCCGGCGGTAAACAACTGGGCGCAACGCTTCGCCACTGGCTCTCAGGCCGCTTCGCTCGACGCCAGTGGCAACCTGACCTTCAAGGCGGGGCCAGCCGCGACGGTCTCCACCGCCCCCGCCGCTCCTACGACGGTCGGCGGCGCAGTAGCGGCGCTCACCAAGCCGGATGACGCCACCAAGAAAAGCCCGCTTCAGGACATGGCGGACACGCTGAACCAGGCCAAGCCGGCGCCGGCGGCGCCGTCGCAGCAACTTTTGCCGCAAGCCGCCGATCGCGGCGCGGACATCGCCGGTCCCTCGCAGCAATTGCTCAGCCAGGTGATGGCGCAGCAAGCCAAGCCCCTGTCGTGGTCCTCGGCGCCCTTCGGATCCGGCCAGGCCGGTCAGATCCCAGGCACAACCCTCAACTCGGCGTATCCCTATGGCTGACTTCAGCAACACTGACGCCCAACTGGCGATGTCGGGGTTCTATGGCCCCAACAAGTACTCGAATTTCCAGAATCAGCGTCTGCCGATGCCGGGCTACGTCGGCACGCCGACCGACGCGATGGGCAATCCGATCCAGGCGCAGCCGGGAACGACGCTGAACACGCCGCCGCCGTCCACTCAGATCCAGGCGCCCGCGCCGGCGGCAGGGGGAGATCCCATGTCGGCGATGTATCAGGCGATCGGGGCGCGGGGCGGCGGCTACATGCCGATCAGCAGCGGCGGCCAAGTTTCGGGCGGCGCGGCTTCCACGAATGCACACTTGGAAGGCGGGCAGAACATCATGCCGCAATACCAATACGTGCCGCCACAGCAAGCTGCGCCGGCCGCGCCACAGGCGCAAGGGCAAGCAGCCAACCCAGGCGGTTCGCTCGACACCGCGCTTTCCCTGCTCGCCAATCCCGGCAAGGTGACCACGCCGGGAGCGAATGGCCCCTCGTCCACTCCACAGTCGAACGTCCTGCAGCAGTTCCTCGCCAACAACAAAGGCGGAACGGGCGCGGGAAATTACAGCAACCAAGGCTTCTTCAACACGCTTAATGCGCTGAAAGGCGGGGCGCAACCGCAGCAGGGCGGTGGCGGGTTGCCGCCGGCGATCCAAGGGGGCAGCGGCGCCGGTCTTGGCGGCAACTCGCTCAGTGGCGGGATCGCCGCGCCGCCGTCGCAGAACCCGATCTGGGGCCCAGGCCGCGGTCTGACGCCGAACGCTCCTGTCACCTCCCCGGCGGCCTTGATGGCGGCTCAGCGGCAGTTGGGTGGCCAATAATGGCGATCGGCCAGAGCATTCTCTCGCTCCTGCAGGGCGACCCGTCGAGCCAGATGGGCCAGACCCTCAATCCGAATCCGGTGAACCCCTCGCCCATGGCCCAGGGAAGCCCGCCAGGCGGTCCTGGCGCTCCTCCTGCCCCTGGAGGGCCCGCGCCGCCCCCACAGCCAGCCTTGCCCCCGGCGCAAGCGACCCAGAGCCCTCCGGACCTGGCGGCCCTCTACGCCCAATTGCACTCGCAGGACCAGCGCGCCAACGCGATCGACAAGGGCACCGCGATGATGGCGTCGGCTTTCGGCACCGCACAGCAGCAGCACGACATGATGAACTACGCCCAATCGCTCCGACCGGACGATCGCACCGACATGCTCGGCCAGGCGATCAAGTCGCAGGGCGAGCTCACCCAGCAGCAGAACGAGAAGAAGTTTCAAGCCGGCGCCGCGGGCATGGGCTCGATTCTGGGCGTCGACCCCAAGACCGCGCAATGGCTGGCGCTCAATCCGGACGCGATGAACGACGCGATGAAAACCCACTTTGCCAACAAGACCGAAACGGAGACTCAGAAGGACGTCGACGCCGCCGGCGCGATCTACGCCCAGGCGCACCCAGAAGCGACGCCGGCTGATATCGCCAATTACAAAAACCAGATGCTGTCCTACAAGATCAATCCGGTCATGGCGGACGTCGCCAAGCAGAAGGCTTTAACTACTCAGGAGAATCAGGAGAACTTCGCCACTGCCGACACGCGCGGAACCGCCATCGAGCAGAACCTCGAATGGCTGCAGCAACATCCGGCGGAAGCGGCTCATGCTGTAAGTCTGCCCGAATGGATGACGTCGGGCCAGACAGGCGCGTGGGATCCATTGGTGAGCCAGGACACCAAGCTCGCCAAGGCGAAGCTGGATCAACTCAAGAGCCAGTTGGAGGCCGGCCAACTGCAGACCTCTGGCATGTCGCGCATGGCGCAGATGGAGTTCCAGAAGCTCGGTCTGGCGATGACCGCGCTCAAGCCACAGATGAGCCAACAGGAGGTCACCGACGAGATCAACCGCCTAACCAGCCAGGCTTACGCCACGCATGGGAATCTCTATGGCGGCGCCGGCTTGGCGGTCGACCCGAAATATTCCGGCTTCGCCAATCCAGGCTATTTCGACCCGAATAACCCAATGCACACCGGGGCGACTGTGCCGAAAGACGCGCCCGCGCCTGGGAGCAAGCTGAGCGGCGGCGGCGGCAAGCACTACACTTTCAACCCTTCGACGGGCAAGCTTGAATGACGATCACGGTCAGCACGCCGGATGGCGGGACCGCCTCGTTTCCGGACGGCACGCCGCAAGACACGATGGAGAGCGCGCTCTCGGCGAAGTTCCATTCGCCTAGCGCTGGCACGCCGGATGGCGCCAATCCCTACGGCTTCGCCGAAAGCGCGCTGTCGAGCGGCACTGCGCACCTCTCCGACCGCGCCCTGGCCACGGTCACGCCAGGCGGCTACGACACCGTTCAAAAGCAGAAGGCGCAGTACGATCAGGAGCATCCCGTCCTTTCCGGCGTCGCCGGCCTGATCGGCTACGGCATGGGCTTCGGCAAGCTCGGGATGGGCGACGCGGTGGCTGGAAAATTGGCGACAGCCGGCGCGGGTCCGCGGCTCGCCGGCGGGCTCGGGACCGCGGCTGAATTTGGCGCGTCTGGAACTGCGAGCCGGATGGTGGACGATCCGGCCAATCCAGGCGGCGCAGTTGAAGGCGGCGCGGGCGACGCGCTGCTCGGGTTGGGTATGGGCAGCGTGCTCGGCCACTTCGGCGGCCCGCGCGCGGTCACTTCTCCCGTGGGTGAGGCGCTCGCCGCCGGGGGCGAAAAGAGCCCTGTGGGCAGTTTCGCTCCGTTCCGGAGCGACGCGCCTCAACCCACCAGCATAGAGGATCTCCAGGCTCAGCAAGCCGCGGCTATCGCCAAAATGAAAGCCACGCCGGTCGACTCGGACATCGTCGGCAACAAAATCGACAGCGCGGTATCGAGCTTGAGGCCGGGCGAGCTCTCGGGACTGTCGCCAGGTTTTGTCGAACAAGTCGGCCGGGTCCGGAGCATCAACGAGAATCTCGGCGACAACCTCACCGTCGATGACGTCAATTCGTTTCAGCGCAACATCGGATCGGCGATGCGCAGCCCTGCCGACACAATCGCCGGGGCGCGGATCGGCGAGGCGCTGCGCTCGCTCTATCCAGAACAGCAGCAAGCGGCCAATCTCGCCTCGGCGCGGATCAAGGACATGGGCTGGCTAGGCTCGGTCGGCGCACGCGACGCCCCCGCTCAAGCCGCGGCGAAGATCGCTCCAGGCTCTGGCATGGCGTTTGACGACGCGGGTCGGGCGGCGATGCAAAACATCGCGGACACAGCCGCCAATAATAACACTTTCACAGGAATGGCGCGCAATCTCGCCAATGTCGGCACCGATAAGCTAGCCGGAACGGCTGGGCACATAATCGGCAGTCAGATCGGCGCTATGGCTGGCGGCCCGATAGGGGCGGTGGCCGGCGCTTTTGCGCCAGACGTTTTAAAATACTTAGCAAACCGGGTGACGAACGCATCGACGTTGCGAGCAATCAAGGCCGCGCAAATAGCAATCTCGACCGGCCGGACCCCTCCAGAACAGACTATCCATCCGATCGTGCCGTGGGCGCTACAGGCAGCTCGCCAAGCTCTCGCGGCCCACGCGGCGAACCAGTGAGGCGGGGGAGGCCGCAACCTCCCCCTAGAACTTCCCGCCGCGGGGGTTTGGGCGGAAAGCCCGTCCTTACTTCGACGGCGTCGGCGCTTCGCCGCTCGGAATGCCGACCGTCATCCAACCCGTCTCGCTCGACCAGGCGGAATGCCACTCGATGGCGTCCGGTTCCGGCTGTTCCGCGCCTGGAGGCAGGATAGGTCCGATCCAGATCTGTGGCGGGATCGGGTGCTCCGGATGCGGATTGCCGCCTGGCGCGATCGGATGCGTTGGAAAGCCGGGCCCCTGACTCGGGAAGGGAGGCTGGCCTCCTGGGGCTATAGGGTGAGTCGGCCTTCCAGGGCTCGGCCATACGCCGACGCCGGCGGGCGGCAAGCCCTGATCCGGATAAGGCGGCGCTACTCCTCCCCAAAATCCAGGGGGTGAGCCTCCTGGGGCAATCGGGTGCGCGGGAGAACCCCCGCTCAGCGGCGTAATCAAGGCCAAAAACGGTTCAGTCATTTTGCTTCCTCCTCAGTATGCCTCGCGCACCCGCTTGCGGGTTGCCGCGCCGATCGCGAGCCCGATAAAACCAATCAACAACATTGCCCAGGTCGAAGGTTCCGGCACCGCGCTGGAAGTCTCGCTCTGGTTGAACCCGGTGATCGAGCCGCCGCCGATCAACCGAAGAGAAGCGCTCTCGGTCATTGAAAATGGCCCCAGCGCGTCGAACGGCGTCGTCTTCGAACCCGAAAACGAGTCGGGGTTGGTCATCGGCGTGCCGCTGACCGTGTCGAGGAGCGTGCCTGGCGTGTTGGTCGGGTTGGCCCCCTGCCCGTTCGCGGCGTCGGCGAAGAACGACACCGACGAAGCGCCCGAACCCACTGCGTCGTTGAAGGTCAGCGAGCCGCTTTCGAGGATGCTCTTGACCGGCCCGACGAAGCTCGTGTCCGATGCGACGAGGTTGATGGTGATCGGTATGCCGCGCGTGTTGACGATGTTGGAGCTTGAAAGCTGCAGGATGTTGGGCTTGCCAAATGTCGATTGGGTAAGCGTGAGCTCGACAAAAGCCCCGCCAACGGTTTGATCGATGGTGAGCAAATTATTCGCCCCACCGGACTGATCGCACGACAGTTGCCCGTCGAAACAGGTGAACGTCGAGCCGCCGGAAGAGATGCTGAGTTGCAGCCTAGCCGCGGCGGGCGTCGCGACGGCGAGAAGCGCGGTTGTCAGGAGAAGCTTGTGCATGTTGTCCCTCTTTCCACTTACGGAATTCGCCGATTATGCGTGACGCTCGGATGATGTCGGGATCGCCGGCGACTTCGATCACTTCATCGCTGGTTAATTCACGGAAGGCAAGATTCTCACCAAAGATTTGGAGATGACCGCAATCGAAACACACAGCGATGTCGCCTGGGCGCGGCGGCCGGATGTCCTCGTCGGCCGTAGCCCCCGCGCCGTTGAGCCTCTTGCCGCAATTGAGACAGTTGCTCTCGGGGATGTGGTGGTCCCTCATGCCGGCTCCGCGGCCTTGAGGTTTTTAAAGACGCTCCGGTATAGAGCATCTTTACGTTGCAGGGCTTTGACAATCCTCCGGTCGAGGTCGGAGCCAGAAAGATCGATGTACAGGACCGACTCTCCCGTCTGCCCGCGACGATGAATCCGGTCTTCTATCTGGTCCCTAGTGTCGGCCGAATAAGAGTTCTCAAAAAAGATCATAGTCCTACAAAGGTCGTTTGGACCGGGGCCCCCCAAAAGGGTGTGGCCATATTTCGAGGCTTCGGCTTGCAGCAAGATCACCCGGCATTCGGGATCAGTATTGAAACGCCGTTTCTGCTCCTCGACATCGTCGGGCTTCATGCGCCCCATGATCCAGGCGGGCTGGTACGCGCTCAGCGCTTTGGCGAGCACGTCGATAACGAAGCGGTGACGATAGACGACGCAGACTTTCCCGGTGATCTCCTCCTCAAGCAGTTGCTTCAGGAGTACGAGTCTGGGGTTGTGGTGTGGATCGACAAGTTCGTGGGAATAACCTTGCTCGTCATAGATAAAGCCGGTCTGAATCTGCGCCAGTTTTTCGTACTTCGCAATCGCTACATCCACTGTAACCACGTTGTTCTCGATGTAGAGGAGGAATTTCTCCTCCATCGATAAATACTGAGCCAACTGCTCGGTCGACATCTGGTAGTCGCGGATGGTGTAGTCCTTGCGCGGCAAATTGGGCAACCAGGCGCTTTTCTTGGCCTGGAAAACATAGGGCGCCATTGCCTGGGCCAGGATGTCGGTGTTCTTGGCGCGGATAACCTCCTTGTCGTTCCAGCCGCCCATGACGCAAAACGCGCCGCGGAAGGCGAAGAAGTTGCGGTCCTGAAACAGCCCGATGGCGCGCAACTGGCCCCAAAGATCATGCGGGCCCTGCGTCTGTGGCCGGCCGGTCAGGATGCGGACGAAGCTGCAGATCTGCGCGAGCTTGTGGACGGCGCGTGTCTGCGAGGTCTTGTAACCCTTGATCTGGATCGACTCATCGATGGCGAAGTAGGTCTTGCCCAGGCCAGCCCACTTCGCCACCACGGCGAGCACCGCGGGCATTCTGAGCGCCTCATAATTGATGATCAGGACCGGCGGAAAGAGATGATGCTTCTGCATAAAGAAGCTAGTCGCTTCTGCTTTTCTAGACGAGCGAAAGACGTATTTATGGAACTGGAATCCGTGTTTCTCAATTTCGTCAACCCACCCCTGTTTAAAGGTATTCGGGCAAACGACAATCAGCCGATCCGCCTCGTCCATCTGGTGATACCAAGAGAACTCGGCGAGCACGCATAAGGTCTTGCCGAGCCCTTGCTCAAGGAACCAGCCGACGCCGCGCTGGTCACGGGCGAAGTCGAGGGCGGCGATCTGAACCGGGTCGAGGGCGCTCATGGGTCGATTACTGCCTTTCGTGCTTTCTCAAGTTTTAACATTGCTCTGAGAATAGCCGGCGTATTGGCTTCGTCGTTTTTGAATTTTGTCAGGTTTGCATAAAGTTTTTCTTCAGTTCCAGACCAAACCACCAAGCCTTGCTTTTCCATAAAGGCGACAAGGACTGCAGCGACGAGCGCGTTGCCACTGACTGTTCCGCTCACACAACCCTCCATAACCCGCCGGGGAACTGCGCGATGATCCCAGCACACACTGTATGAGGGCCGTCAGCAATGCGGTCGCTGAAAATGGCTTTTGCTAATTCAGCGGAGCAGACTTCCTCAAACTTCTTGTCTTTGGTGTCGGCGAGCGGCTTGAGCGCTTCAGCGAGCGCGAGTTTCAATCCGCGATTTTCGGCTCGCAGCATTCGGTTTTGTTCCCACAGTTTCCCGTTCTCATTTTCAACGTTGGTTGGGTGATCGAGGACGTATTGTTCAGCCTCATCCGCTTGCCTTGCTTGATTTATGATTTCTAGGTGAGCTTCGGCTACAGTGTTGGGCAATTTGTATCTAAGCACTTCCATTAGGTTCACTCCCCCATCAAAATCGGCTTTGGCATTAGACTCCCTCGCCGGCCGGCTCTTCGGGCGCGCGTGGCATCAAGGTCGGGCGCGTGGCGAAAGTGACGGGCGGCGCCGGGCGAATGCGCTGGCCGACAGTGTGCGCTATGTCGGCCTCCAGCTTGGTGTCGAGAATGGCGACGCGCAGATTCAAATAGCCGGCGGCGCGCTTCCAGTGCCGCGATTCAAGCGGGTCGCCGTTAAGAATTCGGGAGATAGACGTCGCCGTCTGCTCAAGCGCTTCCTTGGCGTCGCTGCTCAGCGCTTCCCAGTTCTTGCCACGGCGCAAGGCGGTTTTGAGGATCTGGGCGAAGGTGGCGATCTCCTCAAACGGCTCGTCCATTCAAATACTCCATCAGGGTTGAAACACTGTCTGAGCCCGTCCAGCATTCGCGCTGGTCAGCTTCATAGGTCCAGGGCGAAACCGCCATAATCTTGCCCTTCCAGCCGATCAGCACGGCGCCGACACCGGCGTCGATCCATCGATTGCCTTCGATCCATTGCCGCTCGGTGGGGGCAAAAAGGTTTCCAGAGATCAGTTTCCCTTCTGCAAGGATCATCGGCCGGTCGGGCAGCTTGAGAA